TAGGAAATGATTTTCAAATAGTTGCTAATCATACAAAAAAATATGTAATAAAAAGACATGGTTCAGCAAGTCCACATTCAGGATATGTTTATAAAGAAGAAAATAAAATGTTTCTTTTTTCTACCGGTACTATTTATCCGCACGAAAAACAAATTACTCCTTTCATTGCGTATGCTTGGAAAAATCATAATGGTAACTTTTCAGATACTGCAAAAGACTTGTATCAAAAAGGGTTTGGCTCACGTTTAAAATCAAAAATACAAGAATTAAAACAGTCTATTTCTACACAAGAAGAAACTAAAATTGACATTAAAGATTTAGTTTTTCCAATTGATATATTCCCAAAAGATATTCAAAATTATTTAATTGAATGTAATACGAAATTAGATAGTAGTGTTGAGTATATGGGTTGTTCTTTGTTATGGTTAATTTCTGTATGTATCGGAAATTCAATAAATGTTGAGGTTAAAAAAGGATGGATTGAAAACCTTACCGTTTGGATTTCAATAGTTGGAAAAGCTGGACTTGGTAAAACTCCAAGCATTTCAAATGTAGTTTTTCCATTAACTAAAATTAATGCCAAAGAAATCAAAAAATATATTAAAGAGAGTGAAAAATACGAATATTATATAAACTTACCTAAAAAAGAAAAAGACGAACATAGCGAAGTATTTAAGCCTATTAAAACGCAATTCATAGCAAATGATATTACGCTTGAAGCCTTAGTTGATTTGCATCAGGAAAGTGATAATTCAGTTGGAGTTTTTAAGGACGAATTAGCAGGATGGCTTAAAGATATGAATAAGTACAGGGAAGGTTCAGACCTTGAATTTTGGTTAAGCACTTGGAGTGGCAAATCTGTAAATCTTAACCGTTTAACTCGTAAAGGTTCATTTGTTGAAAAACCATTTATTCCAGTTCTTGGAGGTATCCAACCAAGTATTTTTAACACTTTTTATACGGATGAAAATAAAGACAACGGATTTATGGATAGGATGCTTTTATGTTATCCTGATTTAAAGATTGATAAATATAACGACAATGAAATTAGCGATAGCATTTTAAATTGGTACAAAGAAATAGTTATTTCATTTTATGATACGATTAAGGGAGTTATTAAAAGAGATGAGGAGGGAGAAATAATAGCTTTAACTGCTAAATTTTCTGATGAAGCTAAAATTGAATGGAAACGAATGTTTAACGAAATGACCGACATACAGAATAATGAAGAAGAAAATGAATATTTAAAGTCAATGTTTCCTAAACAAAAGAGTTATATCCCACGATTTGCGTGCTTAATTCATACGTTTGACGAGTTCTTTGGTGATGGTGGTAATACATTATTAATTTCAAAAGAAAGTATCTTAAAAGCCGAAAAACTAAGTAAGTATTTTATAGCAACTGCAAAGAAAATTAAGGTTAATTCCGTTGAGGTTTCAAAATTAAAAACTACAATCACGGCTAATAAAGGTAAAAATGAAAAAGAAAAGCTATTTGAAATATGGAAATTAACTAAAAATTTTAATAAAACGGAAACAGCAGAACTTTTAGGGGTTTCCAGAGTAACGATAGGTAAATGGGTAAAAGAGTTTGAAAAAGTGTAAAGTTTACAGTAGCTTAGTTTACAGTAAAAAGTCAATGTTTATAAGGCTTACCGAAGAAAGTGTAAACACTTTACAGTTTACACTTAGTAATTAGAAAAAAAATAAATTAAAAAAAATAAATTATTTATAAAAAAGTGGTTTACAGTTTACACTTTCCTTGTTAAGCATTGCTACCATTGAAAAAACACTGTAAAGTAGGTTTACACTTGGTTTACACTTAGTTTACACTTTAAAAAATATAAAAATTATGGAATTAAGACATTATCAAATAGAAATAGCTAATAAAGCAAATGAAATATTAAAAGAATTAAATATAGTTTATCTATGTTGTGAGGTTAGAACAGGAAAAACTTTAATGGCTTTAGAAACTGCAAAATTATTTGGAGCTAATAAGGTTTTGTTCTTAACTAAGAAAAAAGCGATTAACTCAATTTTAAGCGATTTTAAGGCTTTAAATTATAATTACGAACTAACTGTTGCAAATAATGAAAGTGTTCATTTAATCAAAGATAAATATGATTTAATCATAAGCGACGAACATCATAGAAACGGAGCGTTTCCAAAACCAAACAAAGCAACTAAGATAATTAAGGAAAAGTTTAGTAATTTGCCTTTTATCTTTTTAAGTGGTACGCCAACTCCAGAAAGTTATTCGCAAATATACCATCAGTTCTGGCTGTCTAAATACACACCTTTTAAGAATTATATTAATTTTTATAAATGGGCAAAAGATTTTGTAAATGTTAAACAAAAGCATTTAGGTTATGGCGTAATAAATGATTATACAGATGCTAATCAGGAAAAAATAAAATCAATTACAGATAAGTATATGATTACATTTACTCAGGAAGATGCAGGATTTAAAACTAACGTAAAAGAAACTATTTTAGAAGTTGAAATGCACCCAATTATTTATAAAATAGCCAAAGATTTGAAAAAAAACAATCTTTATCAAGGTAAAAATGATTTAATTTTAGCAGATACTGCGGTTAAATTAATGAGCAAATTGCATCAATTATATTCAGGAACTGTTATTTTAGAAAGTGGTAACGGTATTATTTTAGATGATTCTAAGTTAGTATTTATAAATGAAAAGTTTAAAGATAATAAGATAGCTATATTTTATAAGTTTCAACAGGAACTTGAAATGATTAAATTATTTTATCAGGATAATATTTGTTTTGATTTAGAAACATTTGATAGTACCAATAAAAATATAGCCTTACAAATAGTATCAGGGCGTGAGGGAATAAGTTTGAAAAATGCAGATTATTTAATTTATTTAACCCCTGATTTTTCTGCTACTTCTTACTGGCAGTCACGAGATAGATTAACTACAATGGACAGAAAAGAAAATAATATATTTTGGATTTTTGCAAAAGGAGGGATTGAATCCTATATTTATAAATCAATAATGGCTAAGAAAAATTATACACTATCACAATTTAAAAAAGACATAAAATGAAAGAATCACAAATACAATCAAAAATAATAAAAAGATTAGAAAAAGAGGGTTGGGAAGTAATTAAATTAATACGTACCTCTATGATAGGTATTCCTGATTTAATGGCTTTAAAGGATGGTAAATGTAAGTTTATAGAAGTAAAACAAACTATTGGCATATTATCAGAAATTCAGAAACTAAGGATTAAACAGCTAAAAAGTAGAGGTTTTGAAGTATTAGTTTGGACTGATTTTGAAACAGAATTTAAAAGTTAACTATTTAGAATAATTATAAATAACATTTATTTTATATCATTTTGTTGTATATCTAAAATTAAGTCTTATATTTGTAGAAGAAATAACAACAATAAAAAAATAGAAATTATGAAAAAGTTAGCAGAATTAATCGGAATAACAGAAGTAGAATTAAAAAACTTTTACTTACTACAAGTTAATAAAGCAAAAGCAATCGGTTTTTCAGATGCAGAAGCAAAAAGCATAGTTCAAGAAACATTTAGAAAACAATTAGGGCTATCATAAGCCCTTTTTAAATTATAATTATGGATAAATATATTGAACGCTCCTTAAAAATAGTTAAAGGAGATTTAGAAACAGATGAAAACTCATTTATTCACGCTGTGCAAGAGCTTAAAAATAGAGCTGATGAATTACATAATGTTTTTCATGAAGTAAAATTAAAAGGATGGGATATGAAAGATATTGATTTAGAATTATATAATGAAAATATTGATATATTATTAACATTAACTTTATATGTAGATTAATATGAATGCAACAGTAAAACAATATTTAGGAAGTTTAAAACAAGACGTTTTTGATTTAGATATATTATGCGATAATGAATTAACTTCAGTTTTATGTCATTATATATTATGTGAGTGCATAGATATTTTGGAAGATGTAAAACATCCTAGCGGTAAAAATAATTACTTTATAGAAAGTAAAATTGATTTTCTTAACGAGGCGTTAAGAGAATTAAAGATTCAAAATAAATAAAAAAAACACAAAAATATTTATTCATTACGAATGAATAGAAAAAAATTAAACTTAAAAATAAAAACACCATGAAAAAATTAGAGCAACTTTGGGATTATATATCCTTTATATTATGTGGGAATCAAAAAAACTTATTTAAATATTAAAGTTATGAGCGAATTTAAAGGAACAAAAGGAAAATGGGTAGTAGAAAAACAATCAAAAAACTCATCTTTTTATTATATAAATAATGATAATCTTGAAATTGGAGAAATAGCAACGTGTTATAGCGTGATGGAAAATGGTTATAATCAATCTTTTGCAAATGCAAAATTAATAGCTTGTGCGCCTGAAATGTTGGAAATGCTTAAAAATGTAAAAGAGTATTTAGAGAATATTACAGGTAAGCATTTATCAAAGCCTTTAGCAAACGAAATAGAACAACTAATTAAAAAAGTAACATCATGAACAACGAATTTTTATTAATCGGAGTATTATTATTATCACTTATTGTTTTTGTCCTTTGTATAGCGTTGTATATAGCTATATCAGTAGGTATGGAACTTAGTGAGGAATTAGATTTTGAAAAAAGTTTAAGAGATTGGAAAGATGACAAAACTTTATAATGTAGACCAGATAGCCTTACAATTAAATATAAGCGTTAAGGCGGTTCGTAATAAGATTTATAAAATAGGCTTGAAAAAAGTTAAGACAAAAGACAAAAGAGCCTTATATAATGAAAATCAGATTGAATCTTTGAGTATGGATAATTGCAAATATTATCCTTTAAAAACAACAGTAATATATTATATTTACGAATCTAAAATAAATAAATTATGAAATTAATAAAAACAAATTATTTAGGAATTGGAATAGGTTATGACTTGAAAAATAAAGAACTATCAATACATTTATTTGTATGGTGCTTAGAAATTAAATTTAAATAAAAATACAATATTATGAGAAAAATAGCAATGAGATGTACGCAGGAACAGTTTGAGAGTATTAAGGATAGGATAAGATATAAAGATATAGGAAGTTTTGGCGAATATCCTTATTTAACCAATCATAATTATTCTTATAAAACAGGAATGATTACGAATACAAATGTTTTATTTCTTTCAGAAATTTACGAAACATTCGACGCTGAAATATTTTTAAAGGCTTGCGATAGTTGGGAGGAGGAAGTTAAATATGAGTATTGTCTTATGGGAGAATGGCGTGAAATAGTATATCCAATTAGAATCAAACCACAACCAGACTACGATAAAGAAATAGAAGCATTGCAATTGAAAGCAAAAGAGAACGGGATGAAATGTGTAATTAATTTTGAGAAGATATGAAACTTATCGGAATGACAGATTTTGTTTTAGAGCAAAAAGACAGTTATTATAATCAAAGATTTTTTAAAATAGAAAAGTACGCCAACTTCCTAAAACAACCTTTAGAACTATGGATGTTTGTTCCTTGTGATGAAGATGATAAAATAATGAGTGAACCTAACGATTATATGGCTGATAAAGGATATTTTGATAAATACCAACAAGCAAAAGAAAGATGTTTGTTTAAGGGGTTTGAATATTGTGAATCACAAAGTATGGGTATTGATTTGAGATTAAATTTATTTATTTCTCCATATTCTAAAAATAGAATTTACTTAACTAAAAAAGAAAAAACTGGTTTTCATTCTTGGTTTGAATTATATACAATAGAAAATTTAGTACAATGTGAATTAACATTAACAAAAACAGCAGAAAAACTAATCGGATTGTAATTTTTTGTATATTTGTAATTCATAATTTTGCCCCGTTGGAGTATTTATATTTTTGCGGGGTTTTTTAAAATATAATGTTATGCACCCTACACGAATATTTAAGACGCCCGATGAGTTAGAACACGCATGGAAACTATATAAAGAAGATTTATTAGTTCAATCCGCTGATTGGTTAAAAATTCAGTATGTTGGTAAAGAGGGACAGAGAATGACTGATGCAATGAAGTTACCTTATACAATGGATGGATTTGAAGTATTTTGTTATAATAATTATGGATGTGTTGAGCAATATTTTAAAAATAAAGATGGATACTACACAGAGTTTGTACCTATCTGTTCGCATATCAAAAAAGAAATTCGTTCAAATCAAATCACAGGTGGTCTTTTAGGGGTATATAACCCGTCAATTACACAACGACTTAATAGTTTAGTTGAAAAAACAGAAGACGTAACGCCTCAACAGCCTAAAAAGATAATTGTAAAAATAAAACGTGATGAAGAAATTTAAAAATTCTTTACTTTTATACAAAATAAATCCTAACAAAGACACTATTAAATGTGTTTTTGTTTTTTATATTGGGTTTTTTACTTTTAAAACCGAAAGCATAACGTTTGATTTAAAAGATGTTTCTTTAAAAATTGTATTTGAATTTCATAAAAATTTATCTGATGAATGGAATCGAAAGTATAGAGTTTGAAGATGGAATTTTTAATGAGATTTACTTTGAAATAGACAAGGCTTTTACTGATAATGATATTAGATTCTTATTTATTTATGGTGGTTCATCGAGTTCTAAATCTTATTCATATGTTCAGCGTACTGTTAATTTTATGATAGAAGATAAGCATAATAACTCTTTAATTTTTCGTAAGTATAGCACTGATATTGATAATTCAATCTTTGAAGATTTTAAACGTATTATTTCAGATTGGGGATTAAATGATTATTTTAAAATCCAAAAACATTACATTGAATGTAAATTGACAGGTTCTTATACTGTTTTTAAAGGATTAGATGACAGCGAGAAGATTAAAGGTCTTTCAGGGTTTAAAAAGATTTGTATGGAGGAATTAAACCAATTTGATTTTTCTGATTTTAAACAAGCAAAGAAACGTTTAAGAGGTTTAGTGGGACAACAGATAATCGGAATATTTAACCCAGTTTCTGAAATGTCATTTATAAAAACAGAAATATTTGATAATGAAATATTTGAAAAATTACCAGCAAAAATACAATCAAAAGAAATTAACCAAACTGGGGATACGCTTGTGCTTAGGACTTGTTATCTTGATAATATTTGGATTGTCGGGGATGGCAATGGTGGTGGCTTTATTGATAAACACGTTATAGCTGATTTTGAACGTGACAAATTAAATGATATTAATTATTATAATATATATGCATTAGGTCATTGGGGTAAATTGCGCACAGGTGGTGAGTTTCTTAAACAATTTAAAACAGAAAAACACGTTTCTAATTATCCTTATGACGAAAATTTACCTTTACATATCACGTTTGATGATAATGTACTTCCATATTTAACTTGTAATGTATTTCAGTTGTCAGATGGGTTATTAAGACAGATTGATGAGATAATGCTTAAAGACCCGTTAAACACGTTGAAGGATACTTGCGATGAATTTATGAAGCGTTACGGAAATAATACACAAGGGCTGTTTATTTACGGCGATGCAACATCTAAAAAGTCAGATACTAAGTTGCAGAAAGGGCAAAATTTTTATTTACTGATAAAAGGTTATTTATCAAAATTAAAACCTATCTTTAGAGTTCCTAAATCGAACCCAAGTGTAATAATGTCAAGGAATTTCACCAACGACTTATTAGCAGGTTTAATCGAAGGAGTTCGGATAGGTTTTGATTCAAAATGTAGAAATTCTATTAACGATTATCAATACTGTACCGAAGACGAGGAGGGAAAAGTTAATAAAAAAGTCATTAAAGATAAAATAACTGGTCAATCTTATCAGGAATTTGGGCATGCTTGTGATACGTTAAGATATATTTTAATATCTATGTTTTTAGAAAAATATAAAAAATTTATGAGAGGATGATTTTTGGTATAACACTTAAACATTACGCTAAACTTTTAGCTAAAGGCGAAAAAGCGAAAGGTAATTTTTGGATTAATAAATTACTTTTAAAAGAATCAAATAAGAAATTCAATACTAAAAATATTGAACAACTTACCTTTTCTGATTTTGTAGATTGCGAAAGATTTTTGGAAGATGCTGATTTTTATAATTTTTGTCGTATTTTTGTTAAAATAAAATGGTGGCAAACTGTTTATGTCCACAATCTTAAATCAATAGTTAGTGATTTCGGATTGCAAAAAGAAGCATTAAAAGAAAAATATTATTATATATTCGACCCTCCGCAATATGGAGAGCCTGCAAAAGAAACAATAGGTTCAGATATAAGAAAGGATTTTGTAGATGAGTTTGGAAATTGGGTGGTATTAATGGATTTAGTTTGTAAAAATAAAGCTGATTATAAAATTATTGAACATTGGAAGTTTGAAGAATTTTTATTCTGGGCGAATTATTTATCAGGTCAAAAAATAGTGGAAAATGTCAAATAAATTTAGCATACTTACAAATCATATCGTTTCAATTTTTGAAGCAAATACTTTAGTTAACACAATTTCATTGCGTGATGATGATGTTTTTGACGTTGAAAAGGAAAATATTTATCCTTTAGTTTCTATTCGGTTAATTTCAAGCCCCGCACCTTCGCAAGATTTAAGGGAATTTAGATATTCATTTGAAATACTTAACCAAAGGGATGATACTAAAGCACCAACTCCGAGCAAATTATTAACTGACACGAACTATATTGATAATGTTGGAGTATGTGATAGTATAGGGAATGATTTTATATTAGAAGTATTAAAAACGCATAACGATTTTGATATTAATATAGTTGAAGATTCTATTTCAGATTTTGAACCTATTCAAAAAGATGAACGTAATTGTTTAGATGGGATTAGATTTGAATGTACTTTTAGTTTACATCAGAATGGAATATAGTATAGTTGAAAAGAAAGAATTTATAAAAAAGGTAGTTGAAGAAACTAAAAGAACCGCAAGAGTAGATACGGGGTTTTTAAAACGTTCTATTCGTGGTAACTGGTTTAAAAACATAGCTACTTTTAGAGAGATTTTTTATGGGGCGTATAATGAAAATTCAAAGTTAATTGAAAATGCAAAAAAGATTATGCCAAAAGAAATACCTTGGCAAGTTATATTTGTAGATGAAGATGGAAATGAAACTAAAGTAGAGGGAAAAACAAGAACTGGCAGAAAAATATCACGAAAAGAAATTAATAGTGAAAATGTTTCAACTAAAAATATTAAGGCATTAATTGCAAGTATCAAATCAAATGGCGAAAAGAAAGACGATACAGGAAAAGGAAATAGAGAAACTAATAACTAAGCATTTAGACGAATTAGGAAAGGTTATAACGGAAGATTCTGCTAAAAATTCAAGAGTAAGAACAGGGGATTTAAGAGATAGCCAGAATTTTAGAACACGACCTTTTAATGTTTTAACAGTTTCGCAGAATTGGTACGGAAAAGGATTATATTTGAAAGGCAAAAATTCAGGTGCTAAAAATGCATTAAATGAATCGGTTAAAAAGAACGTACCACCCGGAATAAAAGTATTAATTAAAGACATGGTAGACTTATTAAAGAGTCCAATAGTCACAAAAAGAAAATAAAAATATGCTTACATCGCCAATACTTACAAACATAAACTCTAAAGCAAAAATATTTTTTGCTCAGTCACCCATTCATTTTAATTTGCAAAATGAAAATTCTGACGCTTCAATTCAAAAAGTAACAGTAGAGGTTTATGTGTGGCGTGGATTTCAGGAAGCTGATTTACCAGCTACACCAAGTATTGTTTTTAATAATATCCCTAAGATTTCACCTGATGACAATTACATAGCTATTGAAATCCACAACGAAATAAAAGCATTTATAACTTCATCAAACTTAAATAAGAACAATCCACAATGGGCTTATAATACAGTTAGCGTACCAACAACAGCAGGCGAGGGATGTTATTTTCATGTAGTTTATAAAGTAGATGCGGAAAGTGATAAACAATTAGGAACTTATTTTGCTACGACAGGCTATCGTTATAATTTTGAGCAAAAAGGAGGTAATTATACAGGTTATGAAGACGTAGAAGTTTATCGAAAATATGCAAACGGTATTAATTACGACCGTTGTACAATTAATAGAACTACATCGGTAGCTACTTCACAATCAGGAGCTGGTTTAAACGGGATGATTTCGCAAGTTGCACTCAATCCAAGTGACAAGAAAACTCAAACAGGGGTTAAATGTTTAATAGCATACGTTAATCGTTTAGGTTTATGGGACACTTTCACTCCATTTGGAAAGGTTACTGAGTCAATCGAAACAAAAAGAGACGAGTATTCGAGTTCTTTTCGTAATCCTTTAAGTATTAATAGCCAGATACAACACCTAAAACAAACAGGAGTACCACGTGGCAACAGAAAATTCAATATAAATACAGGATTATTAGATGAGTTGAACAATTATCAGGTCCGTGAGATACTGCAAAGTTCTAAATTATACTTAGTTTTATTTGAGAATGATACTTATTTAACTCCACAAATAGGAATAACAATTGACAGTACTGCCGTTACAATTGATAACACATCGATTACCATCGACAGCGATACAGTTACGACTGAAAATTTAGGATTTTATTCTAAGTTTACGCAAATACCTATTAAAAATTCAACTACTAATTTTTTAAAGAAAACACGATTGAATGATAAGAGTTCAATATCTTATACATTAGAATTTGAAGAAACAAACAATTTTATAAATGATATCCAATAATGGTTCAATTATATATTAAACATACCGATAATAATTACTATATTTTAGATTTAGAGAGCTCAGAGGCGATAAATTTTAAGTTGACAGTCAAAGATTTAAACGATATCACAAAAATTTTTTCGCCTTTTACTCAATCTTTCAAATTAAATGCGACTGATAAAAATAAAATGTTATGTGGATTTATTGGTAACGAAAAAATATTAAGGGTAAATAATTCAGGCGAATTTGACGCAATGATTTATATTTCTGGATTTTTGTTTCAATCAGGAAAACTAACATTCGAGCAAAGCGATTATGAGTTTCAAGACCAAAAAACAATACAGGCAACTTTTGCAAGTAATTTAACAAGCCTTACCGATAAATTAGGGGATACAACTATACAAGAACTTTTTCAAGATGAAGATGGAAATTTTGATTCAGTTGTTAAAACTGACTGGAATAAAAATGTTTTAAAAGATAGGCTTTCTGGAATTAGACGTTATACATTTGAAAACGGTATAGATTTTAAATTCGGAGTTCCATTTATATCAAACAATCGTGTTTGGACTTATGATGACGATAATTTAAGCGTAGTTGATAATATTGCTTATAATCCAATTAGAACAACAGGTAGTGTTAATTTTATTAATCTTTCAGAAGTTAGACCTGCTGTAAATTATATGTCAATTATGGAGCATTTATTGTTAAAAATAGGTACTCCGATAATATGCCCTATTTTTGAAAAAACAGAAGTAAAAGATTTATTTGTCTGGTGTAATTCAGAAAGTTTGGTCGTTCAGGATGCTGCTGCGTATCCTTTGAATAATTATAACAACATGACTTATTTACGTTACGATGAAAAAGACCAAATAAGCGGTGTTAGCATTCCGAGTGTCCCTAAATGGTTAATGACTTGCAATAACAGCACAGGTGTTTTTAAAGTTCAAAGAAATCCAAGCACTTATCTATCTATGCAATGGAGTGATGGCTTTGATGTTAATTTAGATATAGCTAATTTAGTTTCTTTAGAGGGTTCAGAAACAAAAATAAAAGTTATTATTCGTAGAGCTACCGACAATTCTATTTTAAACAGCCAAGAAATAACAGGCTCAACTTTTACATGGCGATTAATAGACCAATACAACAGCACGACCACACAATTAGATAATAACGGAGAGTTGTTTTTTAAAGTTGAAATACTTCCTCTTACATTGGTTAAGTGGGATAGTTTAAACTTAAGAACTGAGCAAAAATTTAGACGAGATTCTAAAGGTGCATTTGGGATTAAAATAACTACACGTGCATCGTATCGCTCAAATTCTTTCAACTATACATCTTCAGCAAGTTTAGGTGGTAATAAATTGAATTTAATTACTTGCTTGCCTAAAATGAAATGTGTTGACTTTTTAAAATCATTTTTCAAAACATTTAATATTTCAGTTATTT